ATCGCTACCGGCAAAGACAACATCCAGTCGTTCAACAATTATGCGCTAAACACCGCTAAGACTCTGTATCCGGGGATCAGCGCACAGTTGGATGCCGGTCAAACGTTCCAACAGATAACTGACCCGTACCGTCAGACGGCCGCCCGTATCCTCGAAATCAACCCAGAAACGATTGACTTCACCGACCCGAAGTGGGCGCAAGCGGTCACGTTTACGACAGATCGCGGAGAGGCTCGTCCGATGAACTACAACGAATGGGGCAAATACCTGCGTAACGAGCGAGGGTTCGGCTACGAGTTCACCAGCGAAGCCAAGCAGCGGGCGTTCGAAGTAACTAACCAGTTGGCTAACTTGTTCGGGAAGGCATGATATGAGCGATACGGGTTCAGCAGCACAGTCGGCGTATGACATCATCGCCCAAACCCTCACGTCGTACGGTTTGGAGCAACTAAGTTCGTTTGTGAACCAGATGGTGTTTCAAGAGGACATCGTTGACACGAACATTCTTGTCGGCCGTATCCGGCAGACGAACGAATACCGTCAACGGTTCGCCGGTAACGAACAGCGTCGTCAGGCCGGCCTCAACGTCCTGTCGGAAAACGAGTACATCCAGTTGGAAAACGTGTACCGTCAAACGTTGCGTTCCGCAGGTATGCCCCGCGAGTTCTATTCCAGCCCCGAAACGTTCTCCCGTCTCATCGGCGGCGACGTGTCTCCCGGCGAGTTCGCCCAACGAATCAACCAGGGTTATGAGGCTGTCCGTAACGCCGACCCGCAGGTCGTCGAAGAAATGCGCCGTCTGTACGGGGTGGATGACAGCCAGTTGGCCGCATATTTCCTTGATCCTCAGCGTGCCACCCCAATCCTATTGAAGCAGGCGCGAGCAGCCGAGATCGCCGCGCAAGGCACGTTGCAGGCCGGCTTTGGTGTGACAGCACAGCAGGCCGAGGAACTGGCTCAGGCTGGCGTTACCGGCGAACAGGCACGCCAGTCGTTCCAGACTCTCGCTACAGCTACCGAACTGTTCCAGCCGTTAGCCGGTCGTCAAGAAGAGGCGATCAGTCAGGCCGAGCAGGTTGGTGCGGTGTTCGGAACATCAGCGGCCGCACAGCAGAGGCTTCGTAAGCGTCAAGCAGAACGACAAGCCGAGTTCGCTGGTGGCGGTAGTTTTGCAGTCGGACAAGACGGACAGTCCTCGATCGCCTGACAATAGTGGCATCTACTATTAGATGTGATACACTCATCCTGATGCCAATACCGGCAGGAACCACCGCAAGGTGAGACATAGCAGCACCTTCCCCTGCCTCCGGGGGATGGTTGGGCAAAGGAGTGTACATAATGGACAGCGAACTCGAACTCGAAGTTGAAGAACAGGAGTCCGGCCGCAATCCTCTCCGCGAGAGGATGAAGCAGTTGGAAGCCGAGAACGCAGCCCTGAAAGCAAGAGCTGACGAAGCCGCCTCAGCCGCACGCGAACTGGCGTTTGTGAAGGCCGGAGTTGATCCGAACCTTCCGGTCGCCAAGTATTTCGTGAAGGCATACGACGGTGAACTCACAGCCGATGCAATCCGGGCAGCCGCTATCGAGGCCGCAATCATCCACGACACAAAGGCCGCCGAGAAGGACGCTTGGGACAGAACCGCAAAGGTCGCGTCTGGCAACAACTCGGAACCCCCCGTGGATTTGATGACCCGGATCGCAAAGGCGAAAAGCCAAGCTGAGATCGAAATGCTGCTGTCTGAAGCACGTCAAGCCCAACAGCCCTACTGACATACTGTCGGGGGGCAACCTATCTCACTTGAAGGAGTGAACCCCAATGGCATATACAGATACCGCAGCCCTTTCAGTCGATCAGGCAGCATTTGATCGGTTGGCGTACTTCGCCCTCCGTTCGGAACTGCTGTTCGACGCAGCCGTCGAAGTCCAGCCCACGAACCAGGCCATGCCCGGATCGTCGGTGACCTTCACGATCTTCAACGATCTTTCGGCCGCTACCTCCGCTCTGACCGAAACGTCCGACGTGACCGCCGTGGCCATGTCCGACTCGCAGGTCACCGTGACCCTGAACGAGTACGGTAACGCCGTCCTCACCACCGCCAAGCTTCGCGGAACCTCGTTCCTCGACGTGGACACGGTGGCCGCGAACGTCGTCGGCTACAACGCTGGCATCTCGATCGACAGCATTGTGCGCGATGTGATCGCTGGTGGCACGAACGTGGTTTACGGTGGCGGCGGATCGTCCACCCCGTCGAGCCGCACCACCGTCGCCGCCGAAGACATCATCGAGGCCAACGACATCCGCAAGGTGACCGCCCAGTTGCGTGGCGCGAACGTTCCGACGTTCAACGGCCTGTACATGGGTTACATCCACCCGGACGTGGCTTACGACTTCCGCCGTGAGACTGGCGCGGCCGCGTGGCGTGACCCGCACGTGTACGTCGACACCGACATGATCTACAACGGTGAGATCGGTGCGTTCGAAGGTGTCCGGTTCATTGAAACTCCCCGTGCGAAGATCTTCGAGAACGCTTCGGACGGTTCGGGTTCGACCGGCAACATCGACGTGTACTGCACGCACATCATGGGCCGTCAGGCTCTGGCGAAGGCCCACTCGATCGTGGACGGCAACGGGCCGCTTCCTCGGGTCGTGCGTGGACCGGTGGTGGACACCCTCAAGCGGTTCCAGCCGATCGGCTGGTACTGGCTGGGTGGTTACGGCCGGTTCCGTGAGGCTTCGCTCCGTCGGATTGAGTCGTCGTCGAGTATCGGCGCGAACTCCTGACCTGTTGGTGGGGTGCCCTGACGTCGTGTTGGGGCACCCCATCAGGTTGGTGTGATGGCTGAGAAACGTGATCCCAGGTTGGCTCGGGCTGGTGTGTCTGGGTTCAACAAGCCGAAGCGGACACCGGATCATCCGACGAAGTCGCATGTGGTCGTCGCGAAGCAGGGCGATCAGGTGAAAACGATCAGGTTCGGTCAGCAAGGTGTGAAAGGTTCACCGAAGAAGCAAGGTGAATCTGCTGCGTATCGGAAACGACGTGAGTCGTTCAAAGCCCGTCACGCGTCGAATATCCGTAAAGGGAAGTTGTCGGCTGCGTATTGGGCGGATCGGGTGAAGTGGTGAAGAAACAGGTTTGGGATCGTCCGAATCCGAAGAAACGGTCGAAGCCGTTGAGTTCTGCGCAGAAGAAGTCGGCGAAAGCCGCTGCGAAGCGTGCCGGTCGCCGCTATCCGAATCTGGTTGACAACATGAACGCGTCTCGACGTAAGGCGAAGTGATGTGGACGTTCCGACCTCCGACTGATAACAACGTGTCGTTGGTTGGAGGTTTCGACGATTACGGTTTTCGTGACGACATGCATGTCCGGTTGTTCCGGTTTTTTGTTCCGGGACCGCAAGGCAGGAACGTGTTCAAACTGGTTGCTGGCGGGTACACGGAAAATGATCCTTCGGATCCGTCTCTCGTGGATTTCGTGTATTACGGCGGGCACGAATACCAGATTGATAATGATGAACGGCTGCTGTTGATCGCAGCAGGGTATGGGGCTTACATTGAAGCATCGTGAACGGCACCCTGGTTTGGATATTGACGGGTGTTACGCCTGCCGTATCGCTGCTGTGTCTTTTGCTGCGGCGGCTACACCGAATCGGCGTCGTGAAACTCACCGGATCAACACGACTGAGTCGCAGTGGGATTCGGACATGGCGTCGTACAAACGGTTGCGGAAAGACGGGTTGCAACCTCCGCAGATCGATGGTTGCCGCACTCTTGAAACGAGGGCGACGGACCGGGTGCAGGTAGAGACGGGGATGTTGTGAACCAGTACCGTTTCGAAACGATCGGGTCGCCGCACACCGGTTACGGGCAGATGGGAGACCAGTTTCGTCGTCGTCTCGCCGATCGTGTCGAGTTTCGACGTGACGCTGAAGCCGCAGTGTTCGCTTGTCCTCCGCACATGGCGAAAGACCGGGTGCATAACCAGCGTGCGGCGTGTTTCACCATGTGGGAAACCGACGTGTTGCCACAAGTTTTTGTGCGATCGTTGCCGTTGTTCGACAAGATTCTGGTGCCGTCCGAGTTCTGCCGAGAACTGTTCTCTGAACATCACGACGACGTCAGTGTCGTCCCGCTCGGCGTTGACATCGGTTTGTGGTCGCCGAAAGGCGGGCAGAAGGGCCCGTACCGGTTCATCACTTCGGGTTCGTCGTGGCCTCGTAAAGGGATCCAAACGGTGATCGACGCGTTCATCGCAGCGGACATCGCCGATGCGGAACTGATCGTCAAGTTGACTGATTCCACTGTTGAACTTCCAACTAACCTAGTAGCCGGCAACAACATCACCGTCCTCAAAGAAACTTTGAGTGTTGACGCCGAGGTGGAGTTGTACCGGTCAGCGGATTGTTTCGTTTCCGGCTCAAACGGTGAAGGTTTCGGGTTGATCCCGTTGCAGAACATCGCGTTGGGGAACACGGTGATCGCACCGGCACACACCGGTCATCTCGAGTTTGTTGATCTGATCGATTATCCGCTTGCCTCTGAGAAGATGCCGGCGATGATGAAAGCGTGGCCTGACGCAGGGTTTTGGTGGCGTCCAGTGTTTGATGAGATGGTGGACGCGATGAGGTCTGCTGCTGAGGGTGGTCGCCGTCATCATCAGACGAAACGTCGTGTGGCGAAACAGGTTGAGGTGTGGTCGTGGGATGCGGCGACGGACCGTCTGTTGGAGGTGTTCCCACCGGCAGGTGTGTTGGATGGTGTGATCCAAGCGGTGCCGGTGACGGTGCAGGTGCAGGCGTTGACTGATGTGTACGCCGATATTGGGACTCATCGTCTCCGGGCGAAACGGGACGACGTGTTCGAGGTTCCGGTAGAGACGGTTGCCCAACTGTTAGAATCTGGTGTTATCCGAGAACTGTAGGAGTTGAGATGCCTGTTCCGCCTGGTGGAAAGTATATGAAGTCGAAGAAGCGTGCTTCGACGAACAAAGCTGGTAAGCCTTCGTTCGGGCCTGCGTTGTCGGCGAAGGAAGCAAAAAAGTCGAAGCGTAAGAAGTACTGATGACGACTGCTTCGACGCTGATCGATCGTGCCGTTCAAGAACTGTTGGCGGGCACGGTCGAGGAACGTAACAAGCTGGCGGTCCCGTTGACTGATACGACGGGAACGACAGTGACGTTGACGTATCCGGTGGCGTCGTTGCGTGACAACTCGATCGTGCAGGTCGGCGACGAGTTGATGTACGTCTGGCAGGTCAACGCCTCAGCGAAACAGTTGACGGTTGAACGAGGGTACGGAGGTTCGGCAGCGTCAACACATGTCGCTGGGACTATCACTGTCACGAATCCGAGGTTTCCCCGATATCGGGTGTTGAACCATTTGAACAGTGAACTGGTTGATCTGTCTTCGCCGGTCAACGGTTTGTTCCAAACGAAAACGTTGGATCTCGCCTACAACGGTTCCGACCGGATGGTGAACCTCACTGGGGTAACCAGCATCATCGACCTGTTCGATGTCCGATACCGATATTTGAACGACGATTATCCGATCGTTCGCAACGTCCGTCTCCTCCGAGACATGCCAACAAACGATTTCGCTTCTGGTTTCGCGCTCGCCCTCGACCGGTTTGTTCGTGCCGGCACGTTGCGGGTTATTTACAAAGCGGAATACGACACGTTCACGACTGGTTCTTCAACGGTGGCGTCAGTTGGCGGTTCTGATACGCTCGACGATCTGCTGGTGTTGGGGGCACAGATCAGGTTGATGGCCGGACGTGAAGTGAAACGGAACTTCACCGAGTCGCAGGGTGACACCAGACGGGCGGAAGAAGTTCCTGCTGGGGCGATCGCGAACTCGATGTTGCAGTTGCAGCGGATGCGACGCGACCGGATCACTGCTGAAGCAGCCAGGTTGAACCGTATGTACCCGGTGCGGATCAGGAAGTAACCGATGGCTCTCACCGGTTTCACCACTGCGTTTACCGGTGGCCCAGCGTTCTACACTGGTACTTCCGCGTCGTCGGCGCTTGTCCCGTGGGTGTTCCCCGTGGCGATCAACGGTCGCCCCTACCAGATTGATACTCAAGCCAGGTTTGTTCGTGCGTTCGAAGATCGGCTGCGGGAATCAACGGATGACGGTGCGATCCCCGGCGAGGCGACGATCAACCCGCAGGGTTTGTGGCGGCGTGCTCAAACCTCATGGCATTTCGGTGCCGGTCAACATTATGCTGACACGTCGACGACGTCGTCAGCGAACAGGTTTTGGTCGTCGAAGAATGTTGATCCGTGGACTGAAGGCGAGTTGGGTTTGCTGCCAGCGACTGAGGTGTCGTTGGCGTCAACCGAAACAAACCTGCCTTTGGTGACGGTCGGCACGAGAGTGTTCGTGGGTGACGGCCCAGAT